GCTGCGAAAGGTTGGATATACTGGCTACATCGACGTCAACTGCATCATCGACGACCAGGGGCAACCCTGGCCGCTGGAGTTCACCGCGAGACCCGGATGGCCGACGTTCAATTTCCAGCAAGCGCTCCTCGCCGCCGGGGCCGACCCCGTCGAGTGGATGCTGGAGACGCTGCAGGGGACGGATCCCCGGGTCTGGGAGCTGGACACGGTCGCCTTGGGGGTGGTCGTGACGATGCCGGATTACCCCTATTCGCATATGACCAAGAAAGAAGTCGTGGGCGTGCCGATCTATGGGATAACGCCGCGGATCGCGCCGAACGTTCACGCCCTCCACGTCATGCATGGCAAAGCGCCGGCCAGGGTGAATGGGGCTATCGTCCAGGTTCCCAGCTACGTGACCGCGGGGGACTACGTGCTTGGCGTGACGGGGACGGGGGCGACGATCCTCGAGGCCAAGAAGATGGCCTACCGCGTCCTGCGCCGCATCCGCCTGCCGAATTCCCCACAATTCCGCACCGACATTGGCGATCGTCTGAAGAAGGAGCTGCCCAATTGCCAAGCCCACGGATTCGCGACGGGGCTCGTGTGGGACTCGCCGAGCGCCTAGAGGACTTGTCCCATGTCGCTATGGACACGTTGGAGAGAGCGATGGTTGAAGACCCGGTTCTACCAGAGGATGTGCCGCTGGTTCGGGCGCGCACCGCCGCCGCCGCCGTGATCACCAGCCTGAAGAAGTCGACCGATGAGTCGGCGATGCGGATGAAGCAGGACGATCACCTGAACGAGCTGCTCGAGCTCGTGCTGCAGCGCAAGGCCGAGATGGCGCGGGAGCGCGAATGATCTCGCTCCTCGTGTATCTCATAATCGTCATCGTCATCTTCGGGTTGATCCTTTACGCCATCCAGCTGCTGCCGATCCAGGCGCAGCTCAAGACCATCGCCTATATTCTCGTGATCCTGGTCCTGGTGCTGATCCTGCTCTCGATGATCGGCATCCTGCCGCCGCTGGGCGCCCCGCGCCTCGTGCAGTAACTCTAGAGCCGCTCGCGGGCGTCGCGCGCCTCCTCGGTGTCGTAGTCGCCATACCCCGACTTGATGAGCTCGAGGTTGCCGAGCGCGCGGCTCATCAGGTTGACGCGCCAGCAGTCGATCATGCCGGCGGCGCCATAGGTGGTGCCCTGGCCGAGGTTCTTCTGGACGCTGGCCTCGATGACGCCCTTGGCCACGAGGTCCTTCTCCCAGTCCGAGAACTTGATGTTGTATTTCGTCGCCCAGTCGCGCACCGCCTGGCGGTCGATGTAGCCGTACATGCTGCGCCGCTCGATGCGGATCGCCAACACGTCGCCCTGCGGGCGGAGTAGCGGGTCCTCGTAGCGCCGGTCCATCTCGACCATGAGGGTCGAGCGGATGTTGTTGTAAAGGAAGCGCTGCAGGACGCGAGGATAGTTCGGCAGGTTGTCGAGGATCGCGGTGCGGTTGGTCAGCGCCGCCGCGAGCGCGAACTGGACGATGCGGTTGACGTCGAACTCAAGCATCTCCCACTCGTTGAGCAGCCATCCGGCGACGTGGCAGCAGGCCAGCAGATGCGAATAGAACCGGTGCTCCGTCCCCCTGCCCAACTGGTCGATGTACTTCTCGTTCTGCCTGATGCATTCGTCGGTGACCCATTCGCGGATCTTCGGCTGGACGAGCCCTTCGATGAAATCCCAGCCGGCCCAGCCGCGGTTGGCCTCGAATGCCTTCTCGAGCTTGGCGCCCTTCTTCGGATCCGTTCCTTCCGGCAACACGCTCGCATACTCGAGCACGCGGGCGGCGTGGGCCTGCTCGTTCTTGGAGAGCACCATCTGGGCCAGCGAGCGGTTCGAGGCCGAGATCAGGACCGTCGACCAGCCGTCCTTGAGGTTCATCATCTTGCTGTTGCGATCGAGCCGGGACTTCTGCCGGCCTTCGCTGAAGCACATGACGAAGTCTTTGGTCAGTTGTTCGTCGCGCTCCTGGATCTCGTCGAAGACGAGGGGCAGATGGCGCAGCAGCGCGATCTCGGCGAAGCGGGCATTCCAGGTATCGGTCCGGTTCAAATCGATCGCGTGCTCGGCGCCCCAGACCGTCCAGGCGGCGCGCAGGCCCATCGACTTGCCCTGCCCGGTGGGCGAGACCTGGTGGACGATGATACCGCCGGAAGAACGCAGGAAGCGCATCAACGGTGCCGCGAAGCTGCACAGCAGCGCGAAGGCCTGGCCCTCGAAGCCGGGCTGGAACAGCGCATTGGCGGCGAGCGACCAACCCTCGCGGGTCCCCTGGCGCTGCATCTTGTCGGCCCGGAAGCGGAGCTCGGGGCTGACCTCGACCTCGACCGAATCGCCCTCCGGCGGCATGAACAGCCGATTGCCGAGAACGAACGAGTCGTCCTCCTTCCACCCCATCTGGTCGTAGTCCATGCTGGTCTTCCTGCTGCCGGTTAAACGATCAATAGCAGCGTGGATGTATTTTTTGAAGCCATTGTAATTCTCGGGATGCACGTTGATGCCGACGCGCATGAACTGCGCCATGAGCACCTTGGTATCGACCGAATTCAGCGAGATCTTGCTGTTCGTCCAGCCATCGTACGGCAACCAGTGCTGCACCGTGATGCTGCGGCCGATCTCGCTTTCGCCGCGCGCGAAGTCGATGACCACGACGGGAGCGGCATAGATGATCCGGATCTCCCGTTGCCCCTCCTTGTTCTCGAACTCGATGGCCAGCTTGTGGCCGCGCCAGAAGTAGGGGCTGAACAGCGCCGGCAGGCTCTCGGCCGGCGGGGTCTCGCCGGGGAGTGTGGGATGGCCGAGCTGGGCCGGGCTCTTTATTTTCCCCCACCAGCGGCAGGCCGCGCAGAGGGCCTGGTCGAGGCTATGGAAGTGAGTGCAGGTCGTCGGGCCGGAAGCAGCACGGGCGTGGTCGAGCTTAGCTTTCGTTTCAGCGTAGCTATATTTTGGATAGCCGGATGACCAAGCGAAGGCGAGCTCGTCTCTATCGTCACAGCATCCAACGAGGCACAGATTAGCGTACCAGAGAGGCTCGGTAAGATTACCGCGAGTGTCGCGAAAACGAGCCACTTGCGCACAGTGCTGAGCAATCTGCGCGGCCGAGGTCGGAACCTTGACATAGACTGCAGCGGCGGCACGGCTTAGGGGGTCTTGAAGAACATGTCCAGATAGTGATCGGCTCGCTTCTCGCAGTCGCGCATCGCTTGCCGGTCCGACTCGGGCAATAAAGTCAGCGTTTTCAAGACGCGGGCAAGTTCCCCCACCGACCACCATAACCCCAGGAGAGGATTTCTTATTTCGGGTTCCAGGTGGTCTGAGGATACTGGCCCAGTCGCCAGTTCGGCCGTGGTCGGCATGAAGTCCATGGTGCTCGCAGGCGCTTCTGAGGGCCTCGGCGCCCGGTTGCCATTGCTCTGGGGTGACGGGATTTTCGAGTATCCAATAACAATGGAGTCCGCTTCCGGATCCCACCAGAATTGGATCGGGGAGCGACACTTCGCGACAGAAACGCTGCACGTCTGCCCGGGCTGCAGCGACATCACGGTAAGGTTTGCCAGGTCCACAATCGACATCGAGCCAGTAGCACTTGACGTGGTGGACGTTTTCCTGCGTGCGGTGGTCGTTGCTTTGATAGGTGGCGCAGGCGTGGTAGACCCAGGTGAGGGGGTCCCGGTCGACCGTGAGGGCGTACTCTTCCGCTTCATCATTGGTCCGGAAAAACAGGTTCTTGTGATACTTGCCACGCTTGACGTGGATGCAGCGCCAGCCCTCGGGTGACCAGATGACCGCCCACAGCTCAGATGGCCGGGTAATTCGCTCGGATCTCCCTGACGTAGGCGAGTCGTTCAACCTGGCGAATCCCCAATGGAGGTGGCAGGCGGGGCGAGCTGCGATTCATCTCTTTCTCGAGGTAATCGAGGGCTTTCATCATGCGATCGCCCAGATACCACGAGGGATGGCGCGTGCCCCGTGACCACGAGCCTACTGTGTTGCGGCTGATGCCGCCAAGCCATTCGGCGAGCTCGGCCTCGGTTAGCTGTGCATAACCGCGCAACCGATTGAGTCGCTGGGTGAATTCATCCCCAAGTTTTTTGGTTGGCGGACGCCCGCTCCGGCTGCTTGCGGCCATGACGCTCATTTGATCTCCAGTTTCATCGCCCGCCCGATGGCTTCGTCCTGCTCGGGCGAAGTCGGTTGCATCGGAGCATTGCCGTTGCCGCGCCGCAGGTTCTCCGGGATCTCCGGCCCATCGTTGACGACGCGCTCCTTCTCCGCCTCCCAGGCGGGATCGACTGGCGCCTGCTCCCTGGTCGGAATCTGCCCCGTCTCGGGAAACTTGCGCGGGCGACCGCGAGCGCGCTTCGGCGCCGCCGGCGGATTGGCGAAGTCGCCGCCCGGCCCGATACCTTCCGGCGGTGGTTGGGTCACCACGGGACCGCCCACGGCTGCGGCCTGCTGCGGCCGCTCGACGATGCGGTGCTCGGCCCGCGGTACGGGCGGGACGAAGACCTGCGGTGTCGGCTTGGGCGGTGTCGGCACGGCCATTGGCTTGCCGAACGCCGCCTTGCCTTCTTGTACGATCTTTCTCAAAGCCTCCGATTGTTCCGGTGTCGGTGCGGCCAGAGCCTGGGCCTTGCGGGCGACCACCTGGTCGGGCGCCATCGCCTTGTCGTCGTTGCCGAGCGCCAGGCGGATCTCCTCGCCCCCGGCCATGGCCTCGAATTCGGCGAGGCTCTCCTCGTCGAGCCAGCCCTTGCCCTCGAACTTGAGCTTGGGGAAGGAGACCGTGGTGTCGAAGCTGACGCGCCAGATCACGGCGCCTACCTTCATGCCGTGCTGCAGGGTCGCCTTGATCGCGTCCGAGAACGGCTTCAGCGAAGCGCCCGGGATCGTCAGCGCGTAGACCGTGTTGGAGTTATCATAGTAACGAATGACGGCGAGCTTCTTGATGTTCTGGCAGGCCTGGCGCTGCTTGCCGGTCGCCGCGTTGACGGCGCTGCCCCAGACGTTGTTGGGGCAGACCGCGCAGGTCGGCGCCTGCGGAATGCGCGCCCGCTCGCTTGGCCCCGTGCCGTTGTCCGAGAAGCATGCCGGGGCCATGTCGATGTCGGGATTGTACGAGGTGTCGTAGTAGATCTTGCTCATGAAATCGAGCGCGCCGACGATGACCAGGTCCATGGTCACGCCCATGTTCTCGATCTCGAGCTGGCCCTTGTCGTTCTCGCGCATCGGGTCGCTCTCGACGCCGTCGCGGTCGACGACGTGGAAGCGCCCGGCCCGGTAGGAGATTCGCGGCGGGGTTGCCCCGGCGGCGATCCCGGCG